TTGGTGCGCCTTCTGTCGGTGTGCCTGATTCCGCAACCCAGTAGGTTGAGGTCTTGGCATTGAGAGCCGGGATAGCCACATCGCCCACTAATCCGGTCATCATTTTTGCACCAAGGTCAGCAAGTACAAGTTTCGGACGCAAGGCATCAACAAAGTCGGCTGCCAATAAATCCGTTCCCTTTAAGTTACCGCCCGCTGTCGCTGAACCAACGGTCATATCCCTCTGGCCCCACTCAATGTCGCTCGGAGTATAAAAGCCTCTAGGTTCTTTGCCTAAACGCTTGGCAATTTCCTTTGACGCTTCCCGCTCTAACCCGGCATTCGACCAATCGCCAGAAGCGGATGCGTTGATAGCTCTGAACATCGAGTATGCCCGTTTTTCTTTTGGCTCCATGTCGAGGTTGTCGATAGGAGTTTGAATCTCTGGTTTTGGTGTTGGCATATTTTCCAAAACGGACTTACGCATTTCGTCTACGCTTTGCCCGGACTGAACCATCTGCCGTGCAAGTTCACCCTGGGAAAACTGCTCACCGATTGCAGTGACTTCCTGAATCCTTTTAACTTCAGCATCACGAGCCTGACTCTTTACGGCTTCGACATCAACCTGGGGAGCCTCTGGCGTTTTAATTTCTTCGGTCATTTTTATATCCCTTTCAAGATATTGGATTTGGGTTTCGATAGCTTCCCCATCTTCCGACCGTCCAATGCCAACCGTTGAATCAGCCGGGATTGCTACTAGGCTAATTTCCATCGGTTCCCAATCGGTTGCTCGAAATACAGAGGAATCTTTTTCACCTTCTTCCGTTAATTTGTGGATTTGATACCCGACCGATACTCCCGATCTGATACCGTCTTGAACATCTTGAAAAATCTCGTTAGCCCGGTCAGATTTTCCGAACCTGACCTTCGCCCGTCCAATACGGTCTGAACTAATTTCGACAGTTTCAACCTTCCCAACTAAATCATCGGGGTTATGATTGACCAGTAATGCGCCAGAACCTCTCAAGCGACCAAGCCTGATTGATTTGGGATCATGGTCAAGGACTTCCATTCCAAATCGCCTTTCCACAGGCTCCTCAGAACTGAATGCTAAATTTATTGTCCGCTCCTCTTGCTCTATCTCACCGACCTCGGCTTGGCGGTAGAGAGTGCGGGTTTCAATTGTCTTGTTCATTTGCCATTTCCTCTATGAGTGGATTAACTTGGTTAATATCTATCCCAACCCGTTCTGCCATGTCTGCCTCGGCTTTGAGTTGGTCAAAAACCTCCTCAATATCTTTTCCCTTTTCAGCCAACACATCGGAGCGGGATTTTGTCCCCATCTGAATCTCTTGCAAGTTAGCCTTGGCATCTTTTAATGGATCAACCCATTCCCACCCTCTTGCTTGCCATTTAGGAGTTGAGAACTTATCAAACCGTTGTTGCGGAATAGACCCAAGCTGTCCGTTTATAAACGCCAACCGCAACCACTCCAAATAAACGTCTTGATGGAAATGTTCTATCAGCCAACTTTGAACCATTCTCCAATTCTGCCGTTCTTCCAACACCCCTGACCGTATGCTTGAAAAATTCACCCCCTCCAAGTCAGAGGCAAGCGAGTTATAAGAAACATTCAACCCGGATGCGATTCCCCGGAGCGTGGATTTAACAAACGGAGAAAAATTACCACTCGGATGGTTAGGGTCGAAACTCTGGAAGTCCATCCCCGGAGGTAAAAGCTCCATCGTTCCGGGTGCCGCTTCCGACACCGTGTTCCCCATAGAATCCACATCGTCCCCGATATATCCCTCGCCACCAGAATCAGGCTTAAAAAATCCCATCTTGCAAGCCGATACACGGGCTGCCACCACTTCCGCTTCCTCGTATTCGCCAAGTTGGTGCAATCTGGTCATGGCAGAGGCAATCCAAGGGACTCCTCTGGTTTGTCCGGGTCGATTCGTTACGAATAAATGTATAATGTCTTCGGCCGGAATCTTGTTATAGTGTTTCCCCAAAAAAGAGGTCGTGTTTTCGCCCGGATGACTTTGTAGCAACCAATAATTAACAGGCTTCTCCCATTGGTTTATCTCGACTCCCATCTTGATGCGGTTCCCACCCTGCAAGTCCTTGTTCAAATCCTCATCTAAGTGGTCGCACTCAATTAATTGCAGCGCATATCCAAAGGGATTATCAGCCCCCCGGACCTTTCTAATAAGAATCTCCCCGTCCCTTGCCACCGTTTCAACTACGCACCTCTGCGTATCAATCCATGAGAGCTTGCCATTGACTGAGCAATTAGGCTTCCGTCCCCATAGCTTCCATGCTTTTTCAATCGACTCATTATCTAGCTTGTCAAAAGTCCCATCAGGTCGTTTTGCCTTGCTCTGCATAACAATCCCGTTGGTTCCGACCACATTTGTCTTAACCATTTCCCCATACTTCCGGGCGTAGTCGTTATTGCGTGACAAGTCCCTTGATCTCGCCCTCATGTTGCGTAGGTTGCCTTTTATTGCTTCGTCCGCAGTCTTGGGGGTAGTTGTCCAATTGTTAAGCAAACGGTTAATTGCTCCCGCCTCATAAGAACGTCTGCGAGTCGGTTTTTTCTTCCTTTTTAAAAAATCAAATAATTTCATTTAGCAAAACCTCGTCAAGATACGCTTGCGAGTTCCTAGTCCGTTATTAATTCGCTCGTCATCAAGCTCAGAATCATAAATTCGCTTCCATCGTAAATATTCCATCCTAATTTGCTCTGCTGAGAGTTTGCTGATTGATCTCCCGGCTATCGAATAACTTAATTGCTCAATCGTTTTGTTGGTAATCTGGTTTGCGAATAAGGACTCGTAGGCATCGACCATTTTTTTAGCAACCGATCTTTCGTCTGCCCCGGAAGATTGCTCCGCATAGTCGGTCAGGATTTCCATTACTCCCTTGTCGACTACATAAACCTCGGAAGAACTCCTCGCCTCAACCGACCAATTATAAACACCGACCGTATATGCTGCCGTTGTTGCGTGTGCCAACGTGACCGCATGATTTTCGGTGCTTCCGTCTTGGGAGGAGTTAAAGGTTATCCTCGTTCCGTCTTTAACCAGGGTGTAATAAAGCGTATAAGTCGATGCGGGAAAATCAGACAAGTCCGTCCGCTTCCATTTCACCGTCTCCCCTGCATGAAACTTTAAGGGTTCCGATTCCGGGGGAGTATTTGGATCAGGTACATCAAAGGCCATTATCTAAATCCTCTAACAAAATTGTTTGCCCCTTTGAAATTCTTCCGGGGTCTAGCTTGTCTTGGTTTTGGTTCAATACCCTTTGCCCGGTCTTGAAGTGTTTTGACAATCCCCTCAAAATTTGGGTTGAGTATTTTTAAAGCTGCAAAGTTATATCCAAAAATATCGAGTGCCTCGTTGCGTTTCTTGTTTTTCTTCATTACCCATTCACGCCTTGGGATGCCTTTATTGAATCTCGTGACGCAATGCTCTGCGGTTAGCATATCGAAATACTCTGCCCCGTAAGTTAAGGGGAAATGACAGTAACCCGCTCCCTTATCCTCAACCCCCAAACGTCCAAAAATCGTGTCTTTAATTGTGTCCGTGCCTAGCACATAAAAAACAGCGCCCGTCTTTTTGTCCTGAGAGCGTTTGGAGATAATTGGCAACCCCCTGGAAGATGCCCCCTTGATCGGGTAGACCCTTCCCGGTTGGTGTTTGCGACCGTACTCATAAACGTGTTGAGTAAATGCGCCTGAATCAACCACCGTACAGGCAGACTTTAGACTCAACCCATCCACCGTTTTAAATTCCCTCGAAATGTGTTGGTCTAGGGATTCCCATAGTTCAATGCTTGCGGGGTTTCCGGGGATAACCACATAATCAATCCCCCAAGTCTCCTCACCTATACCCCACCCTCTAAACTCAAGTTCTAAACGATCCGCCTGGACATCAACTGCGGTAGTTATTGCAAGGATGCCTTCGGGCAAATGATTCTCTGGATACATCTCCCGCCTTGCCATTAACTGATTCTCGTCATGAGTGTTTCCTTCCTCTTCCCAACTTTCCCCAAGGCTTGTGTTAATCCAGACCTTTAAAGTCTCCGGGTATTTTTTAGCCTCTAGGAACTTTGCAACCATTTCCGACCACTTAACCCAAGGACTGTATAATTCGTTCAAATGAAAGCCCGCTATGCCCCGGAAAGGTTGCTCTGCCTTCCACCGCCCCTTTATAATCATTCGCTGTTTATCTCGTTCCTGTATGTCCTTGTCGCAACTCTCGCAAACCATGTGTGCGGTTTCTGGTTTCCCTTCGTCCCATCTGCAATTTGCCCATTTTAAAATCTGGTAAGTTTCGCAATGGGGGCAGGGGACGTTATACCTTCTCTGATCTGATTCCAGATAAGCAGCCTCAATCCTTGACGATCCCTTGACTGTAGGTGTCCCGCACGTTCCAATTTTACGGTTCCAGAATGTAGTCGCTCGTTTCCTTGCTAGGTTTACTGGGTCACCTTCCGATCCCGCTGATGGTGGGTATCGGTCAGGCTCATCTAATAAAACAACCCGGATCGGTCTGGATGCTAACGATGCGGGAGAGTTCGCACCGATAACCGTTAACCGTCCCCCCGGAAAACTCTTAGCGAGAATCGTGTTCTCTGAATTCTTTGCCCTCGGCTCTCTTATCAAACATTTCAAGGCTTTGCTGTCCCGTATCATGGGAGCGAACCTATCCTTCGACCAAGTTTGTGCCATCGACAAGCTCGGCTGCACCATCAAGATAGGAGCGGGGTCTTGATGAACATAAAACCCTATGACGTTATTAACGAAAGTTTCTGTCTTGCCCACTTGACTCGATGCCATAAGAACAACCTCTTTCACCTTGGGGTCGCTAAACGCATCCATCCAACCCGTTTGGAAGTAAGCCCTCAGAGTATTAAACTTCCCCGACTCGGAACTGGCCTCAGAACTGAGCCAACGATACCTACTCGCCCACTCCGTTACCGTTAGTCTCTTCGGAGGTCTTGCTTTCCCCTGAGATTTCTGTATCAGATTCCGAATGATCTGATCCTCCGTCATCTGGATCGTCGCTGATTTCATAATCTGCAATTAAGTTTAAAATGTCATGCGCTTCCCCTTGAAGCACAAGCTCAACCCCTTCTAACGCTTCCTCGGATAAAACCATTGGAGCAACCTTGGTCGGCATTGCTAAAATATGCTGCTTGATAGCCGTAAACAATTTGTCTAAATAGTTCTCGACCTTCTCAACCCGGATAAGACTTTCCCTCATCTCGTTGAGTTCCATCTCAGCCATTAACGCCTCGGCTTTTAACTTCCGATCCCGCCATTGATAACCGTCCAGGTCGGAGTCTTTGCCCAATGCCCTGTCCCTCAAATAATGGACATAACCCCTAACGCATCCGACTAGGT